ACATTAGTAGAAAGACTTGTAGAATCTATTAAATCTGTTAATTCATCAATTTTAATATATTTGTCAATATTTTGTAAAACATCTAATGTAGACCCTTGACCTTCTAAGGCAGTATAATATTGTGCTAAAAATTCACCAGCAAGAGGAAAATCCGCTTTTATAAAATCTGGCAGTTGGTTCTTAACAACTGAACTAATTTTAACTCTTTTATTTTCTGGCATTTTGCAATAGAATTAATATCCTGAAGTTGATGATGTAGGAGTAGGATTAGAGTCTCCCAAAAGTTCTAAATTAGAAGATCCTACTACATATGTATCTGAGGAGAGAAGGGATGTATTTGTCTTTTCACTTTCAGTCAATCTAGCTATATCTCCAACCATATAACTTGAAGTAGCAGTATAAAGAGTGCCTGAAGTATTATCACCTGATGTGACATTATCAGCAATCATATCAATAGTGCTATTATTAATATCTAATTGTAAATAAAGATCCTGGAGTCCTATTACATCATTGGATTGAGGGCAACCAGAAATTTCTATTATTGGTATATTTTGTACTTGCTTAGATGTCCCAGTAATATTAATAGGTTTAATTAATACTTCTGCTCTTTCATAATCAACAGTTCCTACATTACTAGAAACAATTGTAGGATTATTTCTAGCTGATAAAGTAAACAAGAATAAAGTTCCTGTTTTTCCCCCTTGAATAGGTGAATCACTTAAATAAACAGTATCTGCTATTCCAAAGATATTAAATCCTGATGACTTAATATTATAACCATTTTGATTCTTCATATAGAATGAATTACCAAAACAAAGTTCATATTCTGCATTTTGGTTTAGTACAGGTTTCAAATCCCTACGCATTACTACTTTTGTAATATTTGAAGTAATTGAATCATTACTATTATCTACTACACCTTGGAATTTACTATATTTGAATTTTGCTCCATATTTATTCATTTCAGAGGAATCTGCATAAGCATTAATATTATTCATTACTACTGTTTGAACTGCATTTGCACTTGGTGTTAAACTAGGGTTGTAATATGCATTTACATCAACTTCTACATACAAATACTTCAAATCTAGGATTTCTGTGATAATTCCAGCACATGAATACTTACGTAATTCTCTATTAATGTTTTCTTTGACTGTTCTAGACAAAAATACACCATTATATGGTTTAACACTGATAAAAACCTTACCATAAGCAGGTGGAACCAACTCTTCACCACCATAAGCAGACACAGATTCTGCCTCTGCATAGATTCTAGGTACTAAAGCTTCAAAATCTGCTGCTGTAACTGCTCTATTTTGTGATGCATAGATCTGTGGAGCATACTTTTTGATGGATTCTATGCTTTCTATGGCACTTCCACCTGAAGATGGACTGTTTGTGAACACTAATGATACACCACTAGTCACAGATTGACCATCATTACCTACTAATCTACCAGAATAACTGAAATTCCCAAGTCCATTTGCCTCTGAACCATTAGAAACTATGTAACTTACCTCTACAAAGTTGGGTTCTTCTATTTTTTTACCAAAAACACCATCTCCAAACATGATTTCATATCTTTCATTCTCTATTTCTTGCAAAAAGAACAACATTGTGGATGCATCTACACCAAAAAGACTAGAAAATCTTGAATATTTGTCTTTTACAGTGGAAGATTCATTATCTTTTACTATAACTCTGATTAAATCTGCATCAATTCCTGCATTTGGAAGAATATATCTCTGATTTGGGTTTCTAGAACTTGCTGTGAAGGTCTGATTTATAAAAGTTCCCTCATAAACCTTAATATTTGTAAAAAATGCTACACCAGTTGATGTTACAGGTACAGTTATGTCCTCAGGTATGGTAAAAGTGTAACTATTGCCACCAAATTGGTCTGCTGTAGTCAAAACAACACCTGCCTTAAGTGTTAATGTGACTGCTGTTGTATTAGATGCATCTACACTAAAAGATATGTCTGCTACTGCTGCCTTTCTTGATCTAGGTACATAACCAATGTTGCGTGCTAAAGATACCACATTCTCTCTTAGAGTGGCACTATCAATGAAAACCTCATTGGTTATCATATTAGCATTATATGAGGAGATGTATGTGTTATATGCTAGGGTGTCTACAATCGCAGATAGGTTAGATCCTTCAAAATCATAATCAGTGAAATTGGAGTTAGCTCTCAAATAATCCTTAATGGACTCTTTGATCTCATCAAAATCTACGTTGCTAAAATTAACTAAAGGCATTTATCTTGTGGGTTCTAAGGCAAAAGTGAGTTCTTGTTCTGGAGCATCTATACCAATAATAAAGTACTGTAGAGTCACATTCATGGCATTGCCTTCATAATCAGGTTCAACTATTATTTCATTAATCTCTACTCTAGGCTCATAGTTTTCAATAGTGGTTCTTACTTCAGAACGAATGGCAGAAGCAGTTAACTTATCCATATTCTCAAACAAAAGACGAGAGACCCCTGTACCAAGAACTGGTTGAAAGGGTCTCTCTCCTTGAATAGTTAATACTAGATTGCGAACTGAACGTGCTATTGCAGATTCATTCTTTAGCGATATGAGATCATTACTAAGTGGGTTAGTTTGAAAACTAGCACTTAAGTCTAAAAATCCCTTACTAAGTCTTTGTACTGGCACGCATTTACTATAATCTAGGTTTATTTATTACAGTAAATTTGTATTATGCTTTATCATCATAAATTTCATCTTCTTCAGTCTCTTCAGACTCAAATAAGTCATTGTGCTTAGACTCAGTTTTCACTTTTGGAACCAACTTATCATTGGTTATTTCTCTTAAAAATTCAGTCATCGTATACTAAACATTCTGGTTCATCTGGATGTAGGTCACAGAATACTTCTAAGACATTAGGATCATGGTGATCACCTGCTTTGATTTCAGCATGATGGTGGTCAACATAGACCTCTAAATCATGCAGTTCCTCTAATGTGTGTCTTTTCATTGGTTCAGACACCTTAGGGTCAGCAAGGACTTCCTTATCATGTTGGATGTGGTCTTCTATGCTTTTCATTTTTCCCCCTTCTTAATACATTACTATTTACTTAATTTTATCTCTCATTGCTATAATTATCAGGCATATTATCAAAACAATCAAATATGCCCATACTATCCAAGATATCATATTATAGAGAAACGAGGTTTTTCGCGGATTTTTCTATTTTCCTTTTAATCTGAGTCACCAGAGTTTTAGTCCTTCTGAACTGCTCAGACATGTCTACTTTGATCATTTCCCCTGTCCTCTATATCTTTTCTTTGCTCTGTTCCTAGAACTAGCAGCATACTTGGAATGCTTACCTCTGCCCTGTCTGGTCTTCTTAGGTCTTGATTCTATTTGGTTCATCTGTGTGGATTATAATAAGTGACTATTACTAACACTATGAAAAGTATTAGTAGAATTGAAAAGAAGGTGATGACCATTAGATCACCCTAGTCTTCTCATGCCCTACTCTGATCCTTGGGTCACACCAGATCTCAAATCCAGCATCCATGGCATCTAAGCAGAAACTTACATCTTCCCCACACATGTCTTGCACTGCTCCAGATTCAAATGTCTGCATCTTTGGTGCAAACCATGGGTATGTCATGTCTTTATGCTCAAATACACCATTCTTGATAAGCACCCATCCAAAACCTGTGTAGTCTACTGTAAAGGGTTTCTTTCTCTTGGAGATACCTTCAACCATTTCATGGTTCATGACCCCACCATTGCTTCTAAAGTCATCCTCTTCTAACCAGTGTGCAACAGAGGTAGTTCTACCATCTTCAGTAGCATACCAACCAGCACTGATAGGTCTTTCCTTAGTAGGATCTACAATCTGCTTAAGTCCTGTAAGTTTAGTCTTAGGCTTTCCATCATCTCCTAGTATTACTTCTCCCTTCTCATCCTTGACTTCCTCATGGATAGGCTCTGTGGTCACTGCTTCTGCAGGGAGAGCCATGTCAAGCAATTGCCAGAACTTCTCAGTACTAAAGACAATATCAGAGTCAATCCATAACTGGTAGTCATATTCAAGTTTCCCATCCCATGGAAGTTGATCAGGACCTCTGAGTACATTTGCACCTAAACACTTGCATCTTGCAAAGTTTACCATAGATGAGTAGTCTTGAGATATCTGTATGCTCATCTGATTCTGCACCATGTCAAAGCAGAGTTGTACAAAGTTCTTCAGATAGACATAGGAGACACCCCTACCAGGTAAACAGAAGACTATCTTCTTTCCTCTCCATCTTGCCTTAATATCCTCATAGTCCCACTCAGGTACATCTTGCTTTTTGCTCTTTGGTTTAGATGCCTTTACAGTAAATCCTTTAGCCATTAATTAATAACTCCATTTCACTTTCTATTATACTCCCATATTTAGAGAGTGTCAATATGGTTGCTCCACACTCTGTGGGGGGTTTTCACTCATCTCATCTGGGGAGACAATAGAGAATACCAAAGCACCCACAAGCACAAACACCAAGAACCTCAGAATCTTAAAGGGAAAAAGTAATGGGGACATGAAAAATACCTCAGAAAATTTTTTGTATACCTCAGAAATTTTTTTTGATATAATATATTGACCTCTCTCTTTGTCACCTCTGTAGGTTAGGGTAGTTAGGCATTTTCGCATCAGGGCATCACAAACCCCACAAAATAACAACAATCAAACAACAACTGTCAAATTCACAATAACATTTAGGGGGTGCAATTACCCACCCAATGTTACACAGTTTTCCACAATACCCTGTGGAAAACTTTACTTAGTGTCTGTAATAACCTGTGCTAATTAACCATAACCCTCTGTAAGTATGTGTAAGTTAGTGTTACTTTAGGGCAAACACTTTCCCATAATTTATAACGTTTTCCTATTACTATAATACCATTAATTCTTTATACTGTCAAATCTGTAATTTCTGTGTATAAGTGTTACAAACCCCCTTGACATTTGGGAGAGTTTGTGATACCTTGTTCCCTTAGATCACTATAAGATTGATACTTAATAAGGGTAATTAGAGGTACTAAGTGACACATAAGAGGGTTAATTGTGTGTAAAGGATACTATCCTAGAGTAACTTATACTACTCTTTATAAACAACCCTTATACATTTATTAATACATTTATAATAGTTAATTAATGTAATAATGGTATAAACTGATACATAAGGGGTCTAATTGTCTATAGTAGAGTAATAGTTTGCGACCCATCTTTGTTATCAGTTATAGTTATTTTGTGATTAGGATATAACCTCCTTAGTATTAACTTAAGATTACTATGTTTATCTCTCTTAAATAACATTTTAGTCCTCTAATTCCTCCTCTAATTCTTCTTCTATTATCTTAAATCCTTGCCCTATATCATCTAAATACCCCACTATATGTCTCTCTAGTTCGTTATAAACTACCTCCATATTAAATTCATTATCTATTATTTCTGATAGGGTAATTACTTGCTCTTCTTCTAAATCAGGACATAGATTCTTTATCTCTTCATTAACATTAATTGTTATGTACTTTTCCTTACTATTAGTCATTTAGTCCTCCAATTCTGCTTCCTCATAATCACTATCATAGGGAAATTGACTGCATTTACATTCACTTAGACTGTTAATCATGTGCCAAACTTTCTCTCCAGATACCTTATTCTCATCACAAAAGTATTGAACAGTATCCTCTATTACCTCTAATAAGTTAATAGCATCTTTGTAATCTTTGTCCTCTTGAAAGTTAGTTTCCATGTCAAATACCTGCTGTTAATAGTGAATCAATATAGGAAATATTGTCCTCTGAGTTACTAGAATTATAGCATTTTTTGACCTCATTGTAAACATCTTCTGTTAATTTAAAGTCACTATTTACGATTATGTCCTTAAACTTTTCACTATTAATTATCTCTAAATGGTGGATATTAAACAGTATTTCATAATTAACTCCCTCCCAATCTGTCCACTCTGAAACATAA